TAATATTAAACTCCTTGTTGCCTGCCCAAGAACGTTGAAGATCACCGTAAGTGCAAGCATAGCCACTAGCAAAGATGTAGTCGACTAGACGAGGTAGCAGTCGTGCGAACTTGAACTTTTTGTCAAGAAGTTCGGACATTTACTGTACCTGTCGTAGACCAGTTGGAAAAGCAATTTGGAAGTAATACTTAAATCCAAAAGTCTGACCATTAACACAGACAGCTGGATTGTCACTCCAGGCAACTTGAGACTCGCCAATTCGTTCTGTGCCAGTATAGCGAATTGCACTTACACCAACAAAGTAGCCACCTTCAACTGTGAAGGAGACAGTTTGTTGAAGTGTAGTGATTTCAGCTCCAGCCTTTTCACCTGCAGTAGGAAGTGCTGGAGAAAGACGCTTGTAGGCCTGGTATTTGACTGTGTCGTTGACAGGAACAGACGAACCATCTGAGAGGGTTGTCGAAGCATTCCATGCAAAAGTACCTTGGTTAGCAGTGTGCCAGGTCTGAGCGCTTGCAAGTGATGTGATCAACAAGATAACAATGACAATTAGAAGCCTTTTCATTTCTGCCCCTCCAACTGTTCATGGTCAATCTGAATAGTTACACCTGCTTCTTTTGCTGCCTCAAGTCCACGACGCTTGAACTCGTTAATTTCCTCAAGTGTAGCGTGTGCGTGAAGGGTGCGAGTGTCGACTTTGGTTGGCGATCTCATGCCGGCAATGTCTAGGGTGATTGTATCAGCAGTTTCTTTTTTCATCTTCGCGTCTACGTTAGCAGAGTCGAACAAAAAGTGGTAAGTCTTGAGAGCTTTAAGAGTTAGCGCTTTGATCTCTTCACTGACTTTCACATAGTGTTCGTCTCTGCCTTCACGTAGCGCGGAGAGCTTTTCCTTGCCAAGAGTGGAGTTTAGGGTGTTGGATACGGTGACTGGGGAGATGTTTAGGATCTTGGCAATCTCGGTTTGTTTAAGCCCTTGCAGGGCCAAGCCAAGTATTTCATGAGATCGCTGCCAAAGCTGTTTGATGTCGTAAGTGGACTCTCTCCCAGTGCGACGATTATCTACATCACGCATCTCGAAGCCGTAGAGAGAAAGTTCACCTTGTTCATTGGCAGCGCTGGCAGTTGACATCTTGGCACCTAAGCATCTAAAAGTTATCAGTATATATTGTACATTATACACTTTAATTTGTAAATGTCAAGGTAAATCTACGTTCATTTAGTTCGTCTGAGTCACGCAATAGACCATTAAATTTTTTAACTCACTCATGGTCATGCCAGGAGGTATCTCCAACCTTATCACCCTACCTGAAGCGCACGTATCTGTTGTAATTGCACATTGTTGTACATTTATATAGTTTTGGGACAACTTGTGGAGAAGCTAACCCGGCGCGCTTTACGGCTAGAACTCCCCATTGAAATCATGCGCGAGCGAATTTGTAATGAAATCAACTAGTTATCGAATTATATTGACAACATCTAGAATATATGCGACGATGCATCATCAAATTTGCTCATTGACAATTTGACGCACTAGTTGGTTGACGACTAGTGGATTTACCGAACGCATGGTCTAGGGTATTTGCCAACTAATACCTTATGGAGGTGTTATAATGGCGAATATCATCGGAAGCATGATCGGCGTAATTGACCACACTTTCAAAACCAAGCTGGACAACGGCGACGTCGTGACGCTCGCAATCAAATTTGACTTCGCAAGCGCTAGCGATGACGAAATCAAATCGTGGCTAGTGTCAAATCGCGTTATTGCATTTCAACGTCCAATCCGCACCTTGACGGCTGCCGAGGCCAAAAAGTTGACTGGCTCGACCGTTGACGCTAGTGGATGCGGTAAGAAAATCGCTAGCGAAGAAGAAACTTTCAAGGCCGGCATTAAAGCGCTGCGGGCAATGAATCAGAACGATATCGCTGACAAGCTCGAAGCCGAGCGCGCTGCTAAAATGACCAAAAGCGAAAAGTCCGACAACTAACAACTAACAACTCGCGAATATCCTAGACCAAACAAAAGCCCTAGCACTTAATTGTGTTAGGGTTTTTTTATGCTCGAAGTTTAAACTAACAACTACACCTAGCAACTTGGGATCTTACACATTACAACTACAAAGTAGGATCTTACACGATGATAGTCAATTAAATAATTTAATCAACTGGTTGTAATTGTGCGGAGATTTACCTTTACAATATCAAATAGATCTGGTATTGTGTATCAAATTATCAATGTATCATGTAAATAAATGTATGCTATCTAGCCCTTTCATTTATTAAAAAAAAAAAAAAAAAAAAAAAGGAATGATAGGGATAGCATACGTTTTATTACCTTGATACATTGATACGAATGTTACAAACTATGAGGAGGGAATGGAGATGAAGGTGACTATGGCGAATCAAAGGGTGGTGAAACAAGAGAGGAGTGTTAGTGTGCAAGGGAGAGTGGATATAGTTAAGTTAGCAGAGGTGTTTGCAGGGCTTAGGATGAATAACTATAATGTTGGAACTATGAGTTTGTTAGTTAGTTATTGTGTAGAGATAGCTCATAGTGCATTGGAGCAGAATGGGCTACTAAAGAAGAAGTTTGATAGCATTGGCGATGCATACTTGTTGTTGAAAGACAGTGGAGTAATGACTAAGAGTATGATAGATAGGAACATAAAGAAGATCAATATGGCTTGGGGCTTTGAGAACTTGAGGAATGAAGGTGATGATCCTGAGATTTCAGCTCCTAGGTATTATAAAGGACTTCATAATGACAATAGTGTAGAAATACCTAAAGTTCAACAATTTACCAAGGCGGATGCAATGGCTATGGTTGAAAACTATGAGAAATTTGAGCGTGAGAAAATGCTTGAGCAAGCAAAGATTGATTCTGAGAAGATGATTAAGTATCAACAGTCTAAAATGGTTAATGGAGTTTATACGCCACTAGATGGGCATGACACAGTTACGAAATTACCTGTGGCGAAACCAGAAGAGAAGCCAAAACTTGGTAGGCCACCTAAGGTTGAAAAACCTAAGGTCGAACCACCTGAGTGTAAAATAGATCCTGAGGAAACAGAGATGGTAAATTCACCTATTTATGGCAGAGTTAGTAGGAAGGAGTATAATAGGTTAAGGCATGAAGATCAGATGAAATCCGCTAAAAAATATCAAGCTAACAAAACTGACGATACACCTAGACAGAAGACATCTGAGGAACTAGATGCTGAGGCTAAGAGGATTGAGGAGAAGGATAGAGCACAACTAGCATTGTTTAATAGTGATGCTATGCTCGGGCCGAAATGAGTTGGTTAAATTATTTAACACACTATGGGCTGGAGGTAGAGAAATGGTTATAGATAAAGTGCACGAGGCTATGGCGAAACAGCTTATAAGAAATAACTGCAAAGAAGCAATACGTGTATTCTTAAACCTATTAGTAGTGACTAAAGAAATATCAGAAGAAGATAGGGATAGATATATACTATTTATTGATGCAGTTATAGCATATAAAATTGATGGAGAAAGCAGCAAGATATTAGAGATTATACATAAACTAACTGATCAAAGTTCACTCCCAACTGTAAATGCAAACTGTATGTGATTTGCTTATTGACATTGGGTTTGGGATATGATATGCTGGAAATAAAAAAGTAGTTTTGGTCGCGGCTAAAACCCATAACATAGGAGGAACTATGAAATACTTCTACAAAGCTAGCGATGGTAGCTACAATGTCACAGATGATATAGACAATCCTGAAATGTGTATGACTAAGTGGCGAGAGCGAGTCATTGAACTCATCGAGGGCAAAGTTGGTACTCTGCTCACTATCGAGTGGCAAAATGTTTCTTCAAGTGATTTGGCCAAGTTGGGCGAAGCACTTGGAATTGCAACCAGGTTGTAGGAGGAACTATGTACGACGGCAAGAATCGTAGACAATCTAGTGGACGTAGGCAGGTGGAAACATCAGTTGGATTTATCCTACTTGGGTATTCCATAGTTGGATTCATCACAGGTGTTACTGTGTTTCTCATTACATACTTTACTATGAAGGGAGGTGTTTAGATAATGAGAACATATACTAATGGTGAATCAGCAGCTATAAACTGGAAGGAGATTGACTAATGTCTAAAGCCGTAGACATATTGTCCTGGAGCCTGTTCATCCTAGCGCTATTGGCCCTAGGTGGACACCTTGCAGTGCACGGGCAGAACTATCTGAACGACATAGTTCCTGCCATTGACAGATTGAAAGGAGCATTTGGGCTATGAATTACTGGGTAGAGGAAATGAAAACTGTTATGGAAAGAAAGAGGCTTATCTATCACAGCCCTCTTCCAAAGAAAAAGCAGAGAACTCAACTACGTTGGCAAAGGAGTGGACAACCAAAGGTTTATACCAAAGAGGAGATAAAGAACTATGTCAACCAAAGTATTGCTGCTAACTGATGGCCGCAAGGAACTTCGTGCCGAATTAAAGACACGAAGGAACGAACTCGAAACACTTAGCCAGCTTCTTCATCGCCTTGAACTTGAGTATGCTGATCTTAAACGTCGCTATCAGACTATCGACAAAGAGTGGGCACTTCGAGATGGGAGATTGAAAGTTATCAAAGATGCACCTAGGCCTAAAAAGGAGAAAAAGCTGACCCAAGAGGAAATTGAACAGTTAATAGAGGAACTTAGCAAGATGGTATAGGTTGTTAAATAATTTAATTAACTGGGAGGTAACTAATGATCAGGCCTGGTAAGCGAGTACAAATTAGAGCTATTTGCAAAAGAGATGCCTTTGCTACATCTAAGTATAAAAATATGTTGACTGGCAAGTGTGGTGCTGTAGTAGATAAACCACTAAGATTTGACCCAATAGATGCAACATTTTCTGGAACACTTAAACTAGATAATCTTGAGGATGAACTTTACTTTTCTTCAATCCAAGTAAAAAAACTCTACAGGAGGAACCAGTCCAATGACTAACACTCGCAAGACCAACAAGGAATTTGCTGCCACTGATCAGAACTTTCTAAAGCACTGTAAAGCGACCAAAGTTGAACCTACCAAGCGTCAGGCGTCCAAGTTTAGAATGGGCAAAGGTAAGGCATTCAAACTTGGGAAGGGAGAATAGTTATGGTAGAATCTATTCAATCAATCTTGATGCGTCGAGATGGCATGACCAAGGATGAGGCCGAAGACCTTATCGAAGACGCACTTGAAGACCTTCGTATTCGTCTTTATGATGAACTATCTATCTCGGAACTAGACAATTTCTGCTCCGAGTGGTTCGGCCTGGAACCTGACTACATGGAAGAATTAATGGGTCGAGTGTGAGTAAATGCACGGAATTTTTCATTGACAACCTTGTCTAGATATGTTATCATGTCATTTTAAGTCAGGGATTGGCCCTGACTATTACACCACAACCCTAAGGGAAGGAGAAGTAAAGATGAAAAAGATCGCTGTCAGTGCCCTGGTTCCGGAGAAGAAAGACGCACAAGGGAAGGTCACTAGCCCTCAGCTCGGACCTGTCACGGTCGAAGTGCCGTTTGCTGAGACTCTCAAGGAGGCAGCTGAGATGTATGGTGAGGAGGCCGTCCTTACCAATGCCTTCGCTAACTGGCGTGTTACCCTTCAGGCCAACATTCGTGGCGGCTTGAAGCG